TCGCCGGACTCAATAGCGGTACTGCTCCAGCCGCTGCCCAAAACTGTCAGCCGGGAAGCTCCTGCTTTCATTCTAATGCTCATAGTACATCCTCCCGAAGAATTACTTTTACCGTGTGTTCGCCCTGGGTATTGACATTGTAGCCGGTGGTCACATTCAAGATATGATTGCCGGCAGTCTGGTCATCGGAAACCTCATAGATCAGCTCGTCATCCACGAGGATTTTTGCGATTACGGTAGCCGCTTCGTCCAGCGTGTATGCACCTGTCCATGCGATCTGCATACAGGTATTATCCACGGTGCAGTTTACCGTCAGTTCGGTGGTAAGGGTATCGTCGCCGATGATGCTTTCCTCGTCGGGATACGAGTCGATCATGATCCAGAAATCACTACTGGCATACATGGTGCCGCTGAGCGATGCCGCCCCGCTTACACCCGTTGTCTTAACCGTTTCCCTCACTGGATTGGTCAGTTCCTCCGGTGTAGCACATTGTACGGTCATTGCTCCACCGATTTGGCGAACGATACTCGTAATCGGCCCATGGCTGTCTGTGGGTGCATGACCGCCGGTAAAGGCGAGAACATCCAGCAGATCAAAGGCCGGGTTGAACGGAATGGTAGCATCGTAAGGCGTAAAGGTAATCCCCTTATGAGAATCCACGATTGCCTGTGCAGCTGCGGCACGGTTGCTGTCCTTGGAGATCTGCAGGAACACATTGGCTCCTATGTCGATGATCAGGCCGTTGTCCTCGAGAGTACCCACATTCTTGTAGTACTCTTGGAGTGCTTTAGCCTTATAGGACAAGGACAGACCTGTGTAATAGCTCTGCGTATCCATATACTCCGAAGAAAACCGGGTGTCCGGGGTAATCTCTGCAACCGCTTCTTTACCGATCCTCGCAAGAGAAAGCTTACCGTAACGATCCATGACAGCTATGGCCCCCAACGCTGCGGCCAGATGCGACAGGACATGACGATACTGCGTAACCTCGGTATCAATGTCGGCATAGGTGAAAGATCGAGACCCGTTTGGGAACTCCGTAACCTGTACTTTGTTTAAGCCCAGCTCCAGACCGCAGGCATTGCAAATCCATCGCAACCACTCAAAGGGTGTTCTGGATTTGCTGTCCATTGCCGGCAGGTCTGTGTTCGTTTTCTGCATGCCGTCATAGGCTTCGATCTTGATACTGTTAATGGCTCGTTTTGCATCAGCGATATAGAAAACGCCCATAGGGATGTCTGTATAGACGGATTGGCCGTCCATATCCCATGTAACAGATTCCAGATCCAGCCATTCGAAGTCTTTCAGATCCTCCCATGTGGTTTCACCCGGAAGCGGCGCCGGTGCGTGCAATCTCACATACAGTTTGATTTCCGCACCTTTAAGCGCCCGGGGGTCTACCGCAAGGAAAAGCTGGGATTGAAATTCCGTCGAATATGCACCGCCGATGCCCGGCAGGTCGCAGACACTGGAAAGACTTCCAGTGCCCTGCGACAGAATGCTTGCGTCAAGATCGTGGTGTGTGCCGTTTTCGAGGTCAAGCGTTCCCCACCACACGATAGATCTGTTCCGACCCGTTCTGCTGTCCAGGATTTTCTGAAAGGTTGGACTGATTTGGTACATCATGCCACCTCACATTTCAATTACATCAATGGTGAAGTCCTTATAGAGACCTCCCTCTTTGGCGAACTTCGACAGATCGCTTTGGGTGTAACTGTCCTTACCTGCATAGGCAGAAATGGTCTGAATGCCATTATCGTAATAGGTGAACCGAAACTCTTTGCCCTGCATGAGATTGTGCATCTCTGCAACTTCCATGCCGGTAATGTCGCTGTATGTCAGCTTTATTTTCCGCACGGTGGGTCGAACCCAGTTGATGTACATCAAACCACTTTCCGTGCGGCCGGAGTCGGAACTAACAATATTGTCGTTCTCAATAACGACCGAGGACGGGACATAGATAGCTGTCCCGTCCACCGCCCAATAGCCATTGGTGCATTTCTTACATAATCCCATAACATCACACCTTCAAGGGGCTTTTGCCGTAGGAGCGAATAGCCCGGTTATTTTCCTCGACCACAGTCTGGAACACCTCACGGCCACCGATGATAACCTTTGTTACACGCTGGTCGCTATCGGAATTCTGCATACTTCTGGAGAGTGCCTGCAGTTCTGCCAGGATGCTCAGCAGATAGGCCATCACTCCATCGGGATCGCCCGTGGTGGGTGTACCGTTACCGTTGGCATCAGCCGCAGCCTTGTAAGGTACAACGCTGCCAGCAAACGCAGGTGCGGAGAAACCAATGTTCTTTGCGATTGCATCCAGTTTCTCAAGCAATGCGGTGAAGCTGTTTGTGATTCTATCGGTGAACGATGCAAGGGCACCGTCAACCTCCGCAGTGGGCAGCAGGTTTTCACCATAAGTACCAGCATTGAATTCCTCGGCAATGGCATCTGCAACGCCGGTGACCGAGTCAAGGATGGAACCCTCAGATGCTACGATACCTTCGCCGATACCGTAGCCGATATTCAAGCCAACAGCATCACGGAACACACGGGACGGAGAGTGGATGCCCAAGGCCCGCTTTGCGGAATTAAGCATACTCCGGGCAAGGTTGGAAACCTGCCTGCTCAGCCAGTTCCAACCGTTGCTTAGGCCGTTGCCGATACCCTGGCAGATGTTGGAGCCGATGCTGGACCAGCCCTGGTTTTTGATTGTGTTCTTAATGTTCGCCCATGCGTTTTGCGTATTGGTGCGAACAGAATTCCATGCATTCACCACACCGGTTTTGACCGAGTTGTAGCCGTTTGTAGTCACAGACTTAATGCCAGACCAGGCAGAAGAAAGAGTGGATTTGATGCCAGACCAGGCAGAAGAAGCATTGGACTTGATCTGCGACCAAGCAGACGAGACACCCGACTTGACCGCATTGTACCCGGAAGAGGCTGCCGATTTGATGTTCGACCATGCGGACGAAATGTTAGAGGACACATTCGACCAGGCATCTTTCGTCCACGAAACAACATTGTCCCAAGCGGAACTTATCGCATCACCTATGGACGAGAGGGCATTTCCGAAGAACTCTGTAATAGACTTCCATCCATTCGTGATGCCGTTCAGCAGACCCTCAATGATAAATCCGCCCTGCTCCTCCATTACGGTGGAGGGGCTATGGATACCAAAGGCAGCCTTGAAACCATCAATGAACGGCTGGAAGATGTGGTCCACAATCCACTGACCGACATTTTTGATTGCGTTCCAGATACCCTTAAAGAATCCTTCAATGATGTTACCGCCGGACTCTTCTATGAAATCCGCAAAATAGGATTTGGTGCTTTCCCAACCATCACAGAGCATTTCCCACAGCTTGCCGAGCAATGTGAGAACAAGGTTGGTTGCCGCTCCCAGAGCTGCACCCGCAAGCTCAAATGCCAGCGAAATAATCTTCGCGAAGTCAATATTGGAAATCATATTGACAAGACCATTTAACAGGTCAGTTGCGAGTTTACCCCAATCCACATTTTCAACGAATCCGACGAGCAAATCGAGTGCACCGACAAGAATATCGCTGACAAATTGAGCGATGTCGCCCATAAGACCAGCCCAGTCGATGCCGTTAATGAAATCGGCAATCTTCTGGCCAAGGCCGCGCCAATCGAAATTGGTAACGGCGGCAATCATAGTTTGGAGTGCCGTTCTAAGCATATCGGACAAATCTTTGCCGATCTGCTGGAAGTCTATCGCCATAAGGAAATCGCTGATAGCCTTAGACAGCCGCCCGGCGCATCCAACCCAATCGCAAGCGTCAATACCACCACGGATAAACTCGTGAATAGCATTTCCGAACTCTGCACCATCAAGGGTCGAGAAGAACCCCGTAAGGGTCTTCATGAGAATAGCGAGACCGCCCGTGAGGACTACGCCGAGATTTCCCCAGTCCACATTGGAAATGATTCCGTTAAGGCTTGTTGCGAAATTGGAGCCAAGCCCCTCCCAATCGAAGGTCTTGATCGTTGTGGCCAGGAACTCCAACACACCATCAAGGCCCTTGCCGACCTTGTTGCCGATTCCAGCCCAATCCACCTCAGACATCAGTCTGTTCAGATTGTCTGTCAGTGTCTTGGCCGCTTCTGCCCATTGGCCGGACTTCATCAGGCTTACCATATCCTTGACCCAGTTGGGGAGTTCTGCATCCGGGATAGGTTCTACCTTGGAATCAGCTCCGCCGCCGCTGGAGGATTTGTCAGGCATCACATTCAGTTCATCAAATCCGGCAAGATAACGCTGTGCTTTCTCAGCTGCGCCGCCTGCCTCTTTGGTGGCATCTGCCGCAGCAGAGCCTGTAATGCCCAGCAGCTTGAGGAAAGCCGTGACATAGGAGATCGCCGTTGTGACCAGATTGATGATCCGGGTAATCAACGGTCCAAGGAGATTGCCAAGGCTCGTCCAACAGTTTTCAAGCTGATTGGATAGTGCCTGGTTCGACTCCATATATTTGGAGACAGCCTTAGTCAGTACACCGTAGATAGCACGGACACCGAGCAAGCCCAAAGAAAAACGCCCCACGAGGGAGCGTAACTTCTGGAAACTCTTGCCGTACTTATTGTTGTAGAGAATAAGACTCTTGGTAGTCTGCAAAACTTTCTTCAAGCCTTTAAGCAGAAGGCCACCAACGCTCTTTGCGGCAGTTCTAACCGCCGTTCCGATCTTACGAAACGCTCCGCTTATGCCGTGTGCTTTCGCCTCTGCTTGAGCCGCTTGTGCCTTCATACGGACGAGGGCATTTGTAGCGGAATCAATCTGGGCTTTCATCCCACTTACAGCACCGGAATGGGCATTGGCGGCACTTGTCTTGGCCTCGCCCATCCGCTGGTTAAGCATTTGTTGCTTTAGATCCAGTTCGCTGAGCTTTGCGGCAAGCTGTTCCACAATTCTGATCTGCGAGGCATACTTCTGGTTCAATGCCTCAATCTGCATTGCCTCAAGCTGCTTCACATTGGTCCTCTGCTCGTCCGTTGTACTTTGAGCCAACATAGCTTTCGTACTTTTCCGGATAGCAGAAAGTTCCCTTTCATACTCCTGTAGGCCCGCTTCAGCCTTGGCCATCTTTTCTTCCGTTGAAGCGATACTCTTTGCAACTCCGGCAAGGTCCTTTTCCAGAGCCTTGATCTCGCCGCTTGTGGCAGGGGTGTTGCTGAATTCGGCAAGAGCCTGGCGCAGAGATTTAATCTTTGCTTCCAATTCTGCCGCCCTCGTCTTAAACGAGGTCATGGATTTGGAGCTACCTTCCATTGCGGCCTTGAATGTAGGCTCAAGCCGCTGGACACTCCGTTCAGTACTCTCAATCTGCTTTTGCAGACTGGATGCCTTTCCCACAGTTCCGCTTACATTGACCGCTGGCGTACCGCCGGAGTTTTGGAGTTCGGCAATGGTGTTCTCCAACTCTCCGATCTTATTTTCGAGGTATTCAATTTTGCCCTCTGCCTCGCTGATGTCAAAAGTCACCTCGGCAGGTGCAGATGTGACACTATCCAGTTTGGCATACAGAGCGGTGATGATGCCCTCAAGCCGCTGTACCTCGGATTCGAGTTCTGCAACTCGTTCATCAGCAACCTGAGCAGTTTCCGCAATTTGACTTACAGGGGTTCGGGGTGCGTCGGTTTTTCCGAGACCGTCAAGCTGGCTCTGCAGCTCAGCGATCTTTGCCTGCAAGGACTGTACCTCCCCTTTAAGACTAGATACCGTAGCCTCAAGCTGCTGGACATATCCATCCGTACTGGCAATACCCCGGTTGTTGTTGCTGAAGGCATCTTTGAGGATTTTACCGAGTTCCTTAACTTCGGTGGAAAGAGACTTGATAGCCGCAAGCAATTCAGAGCTTCCGGCCTTAAACCCTTCCGGGTTAACTTCGGTGTCGACGATGATGGAGCCATCAGCCTGACCACCCATAAAACCACCTCCGTTTTAGCCTAACATTGCATTCAGCCGATCCTTTGCCGCTTGTTCCTCTGCTGTGAGCTTCGGTGCAAGGACACAGGCAGACTTGTTTGCATTCCAGAATTCCTGCTCCCATTTCTCCAACTTCTTGCCCTTGGCTTTCTTCATCCGCAGGCTGACGATATTGGAGAAGACCCCCTCGGAGATCTCCATGTAGTAACCGATAAAGGTCCACCAATGGATGTACTCTGCGCTACGGACTTCACATCCGGCAACCTTGTTGATCGCCGGGAAAAGCAAGGGAGAATCCTGTTCCCAATCCATTACCCGGGGTGACTTCTTTTCTTCCTCTTTCGCTCCATTGTCGATAAAAGCAAGCGCCGCTTTGAAGGCGGCCTCGTAGTCATCCTCCGGGATGGAATCGAAGTCCTCAAACAGAACGAACAGACAGGTATATACCTTTTCGCCGGGTTCCAGTTCGGGGTCAGAAAACGCACAGAGAATGTTGAGCACATCCCGGAAGTCGGAACGAATTGCGTACTGCCGTCCGTTAACCTCCAAGGATAGCGGGAGCTGCCCAATCATTTCTTACCGCCCTTGTGCTTGCCGGTCTTATAGCCGTGGGTGTACTTGCTGACGCGGTTATTGACCTTGGCGGTCTCCCGGTCAAACTGACGGCTGATAAACTTACCAACTGCTTCCAGAGCGTTTTCACAGTAGAAGCGGCCGTTCACAGGAGAGAACGGATGCACCTTACCGAAGAATGCTTCGGACATATTGCCGCCGAACAGATAGTCGCAGGCTTCGTACAGACGCCGCTGCGCTTCACGCATTGCCTCGAAACCTGCTTCGTCGTTCTCGTCCACGGTGCCGTCGCCCTTGATGTTGACATTCTCCAGAGGTTCGGTGATCTTATCGAACTCGGACATAGCCTTGTTATAGCGGTCTACCATGCCAATGTCGGTGGGCTGGAAATAGAACACGCCGATCTCGTCGCCGAACTTGTTGCAGATGGGCACCTTTACGCTACCTTCATCAACAACGATTTTCATAACATTCTGCTTGTTGCTCTCCATGGAATTTGCCTCCTTATAATGTGAAATAAGGGCAGCCCATTACGGACTGCCCTTAGATTGGATTAAGATGCCTTCGGGGTGAAGGTCTTGGTCTTGGCGTCGAAGGTGCCGGACACACGGTTGCCGGCACTGTACACAGTGAAGGGAATCTGCACACCGGAGGTGTCGCCGCCCACAGAATTGGGAACGACATAGACATCTTCACAGTAAGCCCACACGGAGGAGCCGTCCTCGTTCAGCAGGACATCAACCTTGGTGGTCTTGCAGGCATCGCCGGTCTTGCGCTCGTTGGCAATCAGCGCCAGCTGTTCATACAGAGGATCGCCGGTGTAGGCGTAGAAGGGGTCAACCTCGCTCTGCACTTCGTAGCCGTTATGGACCACGCTCTGCTCGCCCAGGATGTTCTTCTTGACCTCAACATCGGGATTCAGCTCCTCGTTGAACTCTTCCAGATCCTTGCCCAGACGGACATAGTTCTTGGTCTCCTTGCCGAAGCTGGCGTCAATGAAGTGCGCAAGGTACTTGCGTTCAATTTTGGACATAAGAATTTCACTCCTTACTATTTGTCAAATTCGTTTTCATAACGAAGTGTGGCAGAGATCGCCCAGTCCTCGATGCTGTCATCATAGGCATTTTCGAGGTGTGCCGGGTTGGATCTGCCAACAGATTTAATCACCCTGTTCCCGGGCGCAATCGACGGATATGCACTCAGCTGATAGGTCACTTCATTGATAACCACAGGCTGGCGTTCAAGCCACTTGCCGAGGGTATCAAGGAACTCTTTGACCTTCAGTTTCTGTTCCTCTGAGCGAGGTGCAGACCGATAAACGATGGTGAAGGGGTAGAGACATACTTGCTTTACATGGCCGGTGATGTCCTCAGTATCGGAGAGTATCGCTGCGCCACTCGTCGGGAAAAAGCCAATCCCGGAACTTTCCTTGAGTGTGGAAAAGGCAATCTTCCTTTCCCCCAACCCGGGGAACTCGTTCAAGAGTGCAAGCAGTACGCTGCTGACCGCTTCCGAGCCATCAAGATCAAATTTGATTTTGGGTGTAGCCATCAGCCGCCACCTGCCTTTCGCTTTACTTCGGAGATCCAGTATTCACCGTGTGCCGCCTTGGCGGTATCAAACCAGTGGGAAGTAGCCATAGGCTGGGAATAGGTCAAAGGACGATCCGTAAGGACTTTCTTCGCACCCTTTCTCGCCCATGGGCTATTTGTGACCGGGTCAACCATTACCTTGCCGCCATACTGGAAGCGAGCGTAAGGGCCGGGAAATTCCACTTGGCTACCGCCATAGTTGACCTTTGACCTCTGTTGCATGCTGCCGGTACGCAGGGGCATGTAGGGCTTGCAGTCCTCTAGCACGGTATGACCAAGCCATTCCTGTGCTTCCTGGAACTGTTTGGAGAAGCGGTCAAAGTTGATCTCCACCCTTATGCCGCCTTCCACATAGGAGATAAAGGGAAAATGGAACATCTCGGACATATCATTTGCCCCCGATCTCAAAATGAGGAAGCAGGCCGAGCCATGCCACAGAGGTAATCATGTACACACCATCATGTTCCTCGTTGAAAGCATGATATAAGCCCGACTCATATTCGTCATCCCGGATAGGTGCAGTTGACCATTCCCCGACATAAACGAAGTCCTGCTCTGGCTTGAAGGTCAGACAGTTGGCCGGAGCCGTGCCGATCTCGTATGCCTTTGGAGAAACATACGCTTTCAGACCATCGGATGTCTTGACGGCCTTTACATGGGTCGCGGGGATGCTCAGCTCCACGGCATCACTGTTGGTTCTTCCGGCTGTTTCCGTGGAGGATGTCGCCGTGATCTCCTCAACAGTTACACCACTGATAACCGATGGATACCACACGCCATTGTGGAGGTTGAAAAGAGTAATGGTTCCGTTGTGCATAGCGTCACCACCCTGCGTAGAGAAGATTGACGCCGTTTGCATCCGGGATATTGGCCAGATACTTGCAGGCGATGTCACCGATCAGCCGTGTCTGCTCTGCCATGCTTGCCGCAGCGGAAGCGTACACAGAAGCCGTAGCCCCAATCGCAGAGTAGGACACAGATTCCTTGCCCGAAGAAATGGAAGCTACGGCACCGTGGTACGATCCGTCTGCGGTTTGCTGGGCGGCAGCAGCTTGACGCTGGCTGTCAATGAGGAACAAGGCATCAGCAATGGCACACACAGCTTTGCCGACCTTAACAGAGGCCGTCTGGTCCGTGGGGAAAGCAGAGATCAGCCGACCATGCGTAAACGCATCCAGCTCGTCACTTGCCATTTCCAGCCACTTCGGAGCGGTGGTCTCGTCCAGCACATCGCCGTGGAACTTCTGCTTATAGAAGTCGAGGTCAGCGTATGCCATGGGGAATCCTCCTTACTCTTCGGCCTTTTCCTCGCCGTTCTTCTCGGTCTCCTTGTCCTTATCCTTGGACTTGCCAGAGGACTTGGACTTCTTCTCGGACACTTCCTCATAGTTGGGGGACTTCTTCATCAGGGCAATGGTGCCGGGATTGTCGGTGGACACGAAATTGCCGGTTTTCAGATTCTTGAAACGCATAGGTTTTACCTCCTGTTACAGATTAGGACTGCTTGGGCTTGAAGATCAGATCGGGGGTGACAGCCTTGGTGCCGTAGTGGTAGAACAGCTCCACACCGTAAGCCTCGGACAGGGGGATCTTCTCAGCCTTGTACTGATCGGACATGACAGGCTGTGCAACAGCACCGGTGACCTGCAGAATGAAGGGAACACCAGCAGGCATGTGGACACTGGACTTACACTCGACACCGTGCCAGGAGTAGAACTCCTCAGCAGC